ATCTTCCATTTCAACCTCATAGGTTGTGCCAACTAGTTCCTCTGGCATCAACTCTTCAGCAGCAACTACCTTAGTGGTGTCTCTAATCTCAGCACCGAACTGTTTCTGTCCACTAGGACGCTTGGCGTCACCAGGAGCAGCAGATGCTTTAGGATCAGTATTACCTTTACCTTCTCCTTGATCTTTGTAATGAGGATTGTCCTTAGGAGTAGGAATAGATTCCTCTCTCATGACAGGAGCCCATGTATAGTTTGAATGAATATTGTCTACAGCAGCAGCAATAAGTGCTTTACTGTAATCATCCATGTGCTTCACTTCTGTAGTCGTAGGCTGTCTTTCCATTTGATGAAGGTTCTATAGTTTATTCTCTTACTTATTTATACTACGTATATCCTTAACCCAAGCACGAAACATGTTTCCATCCTCAGTAATAGCAATTACATAATTCACACCAGCACGGTGAATAGTTCCTTTCTGTCCTGTCACGGATGACATAATAACTTCACCTTCTTTGAATGCTTCCGTGTGTCTATGTTGCTGTCGGATAGCACGTTCTCGTAGTTTTCTAAAGTCTTTCATTTGATACCCATCGCCTCCCGAAGTCCCATAAACAATTCCATTTTCTTTTCAATATCAATAGTATCAGGTATACCTGTTTGGAATGACATAAAATCTGAATCAGTTGCTGCTTTCCTCATCTTACTAGCAGACATACCAGCGGCACCATCTGCATCAGGATCTCTTTCACCAGCAGAAATTACTTCAATGCCTCGGAAAGTATACTCTACACCATTATATTTTGTCAATAAAGATTCGAATGATGATACTCTATCACTACCAACAACCATCGTAATATATTCATATGTTCCCTGAAGATGCTGAAGAACATGTACTGGAGTTTTTACATCTTTAATTACAGTAATCTTATCAGCATGTTTTGGAAACATCATCTTCATATACTTTGCTTTGGTATCTACATCCAAAGGGTTTTTCTTTTTATCTTTAGTTTGACTAGGAAAAATCAAATAGTCATCACCCTTAGCCTGTCTAGCAACAGCCTCAATCAGTTTTTCATGTCCGATTGTAGGAGGATTAAATCTACCAAAAGTGAAAACTACTCTACTCATTTGTCTCCGTCCACCCAGTCTTTAGATACATTGAAGTTAGCAACACTAAACTGAAGACGATCGACTAACTTAACTGCTGTGCTATCTTCAAAAATAGCAACGTATCCCTCGGGTGCCGTTACCTTATATCCATTTTCACTTCTTAAGTAAGTTCTAAGTCTTTCTCCTCTTTCCAACTTACGTATAAACATAAGTTTAGCGTTCTGTAACGTAGTATATAGACCAACAGTTTTCATTAAAGCATCCTCATACTTCTCGATGAAATCTAAACCATCATACAACTTCTTAAGTTTACCTGCTTTTGCTTTAGGAGTCTTTACTTTGTCAACTGCTTTCTGAACTTCTTTTTGAAAATAGTCTTTGAAGTTATTCACAAAACTTCTAGCACTAGTAATCTTTCTGCCTTGTCTCACATAGGTATTGAAATAGATTTTTAGTCTGGGTCCAACAGTAAGTTGATCTTTCTTTTCAATCTGTTCGGCAACATGATTGAGAAAATCTTTAGAATCTTTGGAAAGATTAGAAGATGCTCTCTTCATATTCATAAGCTTTCTTTTCTCATCCGGTGTAATTAGAAGATCATTTCCGAGTTGATCTGTCTCAGCACTAAGAACCAATACATCATCAGATTTTTTTAAACGATTAATGTTATATCCAAACGTAGCATTCAAAGACTCCACACTGTTGCCTGTATATGTGGTGTGAAATACCACACCGATCTTTGCTCGTTTTGCTTTTGCAAACAGGGATGAAGACTCGGGGATACAATAGGTAATGGTGTTAGGAGTAAATACAACACACCTCTCACCGTTGATAGTCTCTATCTTCTTATCATCTGTAAATAGCAAGTCTCCCTGTGCTACTCCAGTAATACCTAGAGAAGGAAAATACTTAAGAGCATCTTTCAATTTAGATACAAGACCAGGGGCATGTCCATGATTGATATCAATGTCTTCATCTATAAAATTTACCTTTGCTTCTTTGTTGAACACGGATTTAGTACCGACAAAAAATTTATCAGTACCAGGATATTCTCCACAGAAAATAGCAGGAGCTCCATCCCATTTAGTAGTAATCTTGAAGTTGTTTCTTTGCTTGCCACTGAATGTCATGGCAAGTTGATCAAGGAACATAAAAGCATCTTCTGCTCCCTGACTTCCATCCAAAAGGATACTATCTTCTAAGTGTTCTAGGTGTGTGTTTTTAGACATCAGTACAGTTTTCCGAATGGTCCGAAACGTTCGCCTTTCTTCTGAGCGAGGAAAGTCATATCAGTCATGAATTGATTACGTTCTTTTTCATTCAAACTATAAAGAACATCTAGAAATTTTATCTGCATTAGTTTTGAGTTAGCAACATAGTAATTCTCTGTTCCAAATACCATTGCTATGTTATTGATCGCTTTCTTCTCGTCAACGAAGTCCACGCCCTTCTTGGATAACCTCTGGATCATCTTAGCATAGTCCTCTTGGTCATCCATGAACTCGGGTAGACTCTTTGGGTACTGTCCATTCTTATTGTCAAACCTTATCCCATAATCAATCATTAGTTTTTTAACCATATCGACTGGTGCTTTACCGAGTCGGGCAGCTGCTTGACCAGAAGCAGTAGGTTCCCATTTTAAGTTTGATAATCCAGAACTATCATTTGCTTTAATCTGAAAGTTGTATGTAGTTTTAGGACCGTCAACAAATACCCTAGAGTCTTGTGTACCAAAAGAAGTTCTTCCTTTCTTATCCTTTCCTAATGATAAATCACATTTCACTTCACTAATAGTGAAGTACATTTGTTTATAAGATTCAAAATCTTTAGTATTTACATTTACCTTTTCGTAGTATGCCTCACCGCCCGATACTTTTTTTAACGACACCCCAACAACAATCTCATCTTTAAACAAAGTTCTAAGAATAGCATTCAACTCTTGTAGTGTCTGTGTTGTACCACCATCAACTAAATCTTGTATCTGTTTTATAACTTTTTGTTCATTCTGAATCAACCAAATATCAGCAGGGTTCCAGTTATCTTTTTTAGATATCTGATATTTTTCATTTACTAATTTAGTTATCCAATCCATAAATCCACCGTCTCTAGTGAACTCAGTAAATTTAGGATTCGAATACTCCTGGAGCATTCTTTTTTGTTGTTTATAATAATCACTTAACCAATCATCATCAAACTCTAGTTGAGATTGTTTCCATATTTTCTGAAGTTCTCTATAAGCAGTAGCATCTTTTTTAATATCTTCTGCTGAATTATACTTTCTGTTTTGATTAAGAGCTCTCTTTAAAATATAAGCAGATCCTCTTTCTTGGGCAGCAGTAGTTTTAGCATCGGCACCACCAGCCCCTTGCTTGCCCGTTTGTTGAAAAGATACTTTTCTGTCAGCAAGAATTACTTCATACACGTCAGATTTTTTTCCTTTGATCTTTCCGTCTGGTCTAACTTCTTGTATCTTTTTGAATAAACCTTCGGAAAGAAATATTTTATAGGTTCCTTGCATGTTAGCAGGCCAATTAAAACCAATTTCTCCTTTTTCTGGTCTCAACCACCCAGTAGGTGATACTTCCTCCAAGACTGCTTTTACTTGTGCTCTGCCAGAAGTAGGAACCTTAGATGTGATTTGTGAAATAGTGGCAGGGACCTTCGCCATTTGCAATAAAAAACCTTCCCTATTATTTAGGGAAGGTTACGTTTACTACACCAGTAGGCATCGTTAGGTTTGTCGGCACAAATCCAAACGTTTGTGCCTGTGTTATTCCAATGCCTTATCGCATTAGCGACGATAAAGCAGTTTGTGACGAGATAAGTAACAAAAATAAAAGTCCTAACCACAGCGACAGCATCAGCTTCAGAATCTGTGAGTCCATCTTTCCTCCCT